TTAATAGAAAAGGTGAAACCCTAAATGCAGGAGCTAAATCCTTTACTGTCTTTTGAGAAACTAGACAAGTATGTAATCAACCTACCTGACCGAACAGACAGGTGGGAGGAGTTTCAAAGAGATGCCGAAAAATGCGGTGTAACGAACTATCAAAGGATAGACGGCATAAGACCTGAAAAATATCCTGAGGGCTTTAAGCAGAGCAAATACGGGGTTTATTTGGGGCATAAACAATGCTGGGAGATATGTGTGGAGAAGGGAGAGCCTATCGTAGTCTTTGAGGATGACGCTTCGCCCAAAAGAAAGCCATTCATTCCATACCATAAAGAGATAGAGGACTTTGATTTCATCTATCTAGGATCTAACGATAATTTTAGGGCGACGAAGGTGGGGCAAGAAGTATTTAGGTATAGAGATAACAGATTGCCTTGTAAGGTTCGCAGGGCTAAAAAGATATTTGCAAACCACGCCTATATCGTAAGCCCAAGAGGGGCATTTAGAGCCTTGCAACTTGAACCCAATCCAATGGGTACAGATGTGATGCTATGGGGTGTATTTAATAAGGGCAAAAGTTTTTATATAAAGCCTACAATCTTTCACCAGCGACCAAGCTACTCGGACAATTACGATAATTTTAGAGATATGAGGAGTGTAACATGAAGATACTAGGAATCGTTCACGCCTTCCCTCCTGACCACGGAAGCGGTGCAGAGTGGATGATGCACGACATGATGCAGTACATGATGATGCAAGGGCATGAGTGTAAAGTGTGGGTTACGAAATACCCAGCCCAAGATATTAACGGAATCAAGATGGTAGGTGAGGGGTACGTTCCTGAGTGCGATATGATATGGACTCATTTGAACATGACTGGCAAGGCAATTAACATATCAAAGCAATACAAAAAACCCTTAGTACATATTGTCCACAATACTCAGCACATGGGCGTTATATCAGTACAAAGAAAGAACGTATACAACCTATTCAACACATGGTATACCTTTGACACCTTAAAGGATAAATACCACAGACACCCTTACATGATATTTCACCCTTCGGTCGATATGAATCACTATTCAATCGAGCCAACGGGCAAGGCTATAACCTTAATAAACATTAACGAAAGTAAGGGCGGGTACATACTAGCGGAGTTAGCAAAGAGGATGCCTGATATGGAGTTTATAGGCGTTAAGGGTGCGTATGGTACACAAGTAGTCGACCAGCCAGAGAACGTGCGTATAATGGAAAATATGGAGGACATACGAGAGGCTTACAAGCAAACAAAGGTACTGATCATGCCTTCAAAGTATGAGAGTTACGGAAGAACTGCGGTCGAGGCGATGTGTTCGGGTATACCAGTTATAGCCAATCCTACTCCAGGTCTATTAGAGTCTTGCGGTTCAGCTGGGTACTTTGCCGATAGGAACAAAGTAGAAGAATGGGTGGGGGCTATTCGTGATGTATTCAAGAACTACGAATACTGGAGCAAAAGGGCTAAATTACGTGCTGAAGATTTACAAGACCAATCCGCTCGAGAGCTAGAGAAGCTGGAGCAGTTCTGCGTGGATATTGTTAATGACAAGTTCAAACATAACATATCATAATCGGATCTAAACGAATCAAAACGTATGATACTAGCGACACGCAATCCAGGTAAGAACGTAGGCTTTACAAAAAAGATAACTGACAACGGAACAGGGAATATTATTACTCTGTCCGAGGCGAAGTCTTTCATGAGGGTTACAACCGATGACGATGACACGTTAATCAACACCATCATAGAAGCCATGATTGATAGTGCCGAGCGTTATACAGGGCTATCATTCAGAACCAAAGAGATGACGCTTGAGTATCAAGAGTACGGAACTGAGATTATCCTGCCTTACGGTCCACACGTTACAGTCGATGCGGTGCGAACTAAATACGAGGGAACGGAAACAACCCTATCTAGTGATGCGTACTGGGTAACAGGTCAAGAATTCTTTACTCTTAATTTGACGGAGTTCTTTACACACCAGCAGTTAGAGATTGACGTTACAACTGGATATGGTGCAGGGTCGGTACCGGCTCTAATCAAACTAGCCCTATTAAAGGCAACTCTTTCTAACTATGAGGATAGACAGGACTTGATAGATGGTAATGCGAATCTATTACCGAACTCAAGCAAGAAACTACTAGACCAATATAAAAGGGTACACTTTTGAGGCGTAGAACAAAGAACATAGGCAAGTTTTTAAAGAAGGTAACAGCTCAAGACTTTACCACTGCGAGTGATGGGGCTGGTGGGCTTACGCAAACATGGGCAGATACTCATACGTTCTTTGTAGATATAGAGCCACAGACTGGCAGAGAAGCGTTAGAGGCAGAGCAGTTGATAGGCAAAAGGCCTTACAAGATGACTGCAAGATATTCCAGCGATGTGGCGGGGCTAACGAATGAAACGAGGATAAAGTTCGGAGATAGATACTTCAACATTCATTCGATCATAAACCTGAATGAGGAGAACGAGTTCCTTGAAATCATAGCGTGGGAGGAATGATAAAGTTAAGCATACCTCCAGCGGAGATGAGAAGGGTTACGGAAGAGATTCGTAAACGCAAGTCAGTCTACGAGGCGAACCTAGCAAGGGCATTATTCAAGGGGGCGTTGGATATTGAATCAGGGGCTAAGA